AAGGGATTCCGGAGAATGGTAAGATGGCATTCAACGGATTCGGTTTGTATAGATAAAAACATCTGTTTGTCTCATTAGAACTATCTATACTATTCGCCTCCAAACATATATGTTCTCTCCATACTCGTTCTGCCGTTTGCTTTTTTTCAACGGCATTATTTCTAGAGCGTCACCAAACAATGGAACACACACCGACTCATAAATCTCTTTATTTACATTTAATATGAACCAGCCTTTGCTCTGCAAGGATTCATATGTTTTCTTGAACAATGGTATATAAAATTCTTCGTTCATTGCTTCCTTGTTTTTATATGCCTTGTTGTTTGGGTATTTTTCCAAGAAATAATAAGGAGGACTTGTAAAAACCATGTCATAGGGCGGCATCGCCGAGTAATCGATAGAGAGAGCATCTTGAAATCGCATATCAATCTGGGTCTCGGACCGCGACGATAAAAAATCTACCATTTGAGCGTATCCCTCCTGCAACCCATGATTGATTTCCACGCCGATATATCGCGGCACATTCAACGCAGCTGCGCCTACACCACGTCCACCCCATCCTGCACACGGGTCCAGAACACATGTTGGATTATATTTTGCATAAATTTCCATGGCGACAAGCGGACGGAATATATTAATGGCACTAATACAAATATTATACACTTCTTTCAAGACGATGGACCTATTCTTCGTCTTGTTTTTATTTTTCACATTCTCATAATAGAGAAGCATGTTTTGAATAAACTTTTTTTTACTAAACTCGTCAATTCGTTCCACAAATTCATAGAAATTAATGTCGTATTTACCTTTGGTCCGTAGACGCTCCTCAAAGGTAAAATAGTCGACTATGTTATTGCCGACACGACATCTATCCGAAACCTTGGTAGTGCCTTTTTTTAGGTCCGCGCCCATCTGTTTCAAATCGTCGTAATCCTTCTCAACATCACATAGTTCAATATTCTTTATTTGTTTGTGAATCTCCATTATACGTTTAATATATGTTCTCAAGAGAGAAAATATATCGATTTTATACAAATATAAAAACATGCCATGTGTTATGTTATGAACAGCATTTCAGACATTAAACATGGATTTTATATTAATCTTGAGTCGCGTACCGATAGAAAAGAACAAGTAGAGGAGCAACTTCGTAATGTCGGGCTTACGTGTGCACAACGTTTTAATGCGGTAAAGTTGGACGATGGACGTGTTGGATGCAGTATGAGTCATTTAAAGTGCCTGAGTATCGCGAAAGAAAAGAAGTGGCCCCACGTATTGATTTGTGAAGACGACATTGAATTTCTAAATCCGGGTCTATTTATCAATCAACTGAATCGGTTTCTCTCTAGACATAACAATTGGGACGTTGTGCTTTTAGCCGGAAACAATATACCACCATATACTCGCGACGGCGACGAGTGTGTAAAGGTTGCACGCTGCCAAACTACCACAGGATATCTCGTAAACGGGCATTATTATGATACGTTGATTCAAAATATTAAAAATAGTATAGTAAACTTGTTGAGAGAACCGGCTAATCATATAAACTATGCGATTGACAGATATTGGTTTGCTTTGCAACAACGCGATAATTGGTATCTTCTTACCCCGCTCACCGTTGTGCAGAGAGAAGGGTATAGTGACATTGAAAAAAAAGTAACAAATTTTGTGAAAGCCATGACCGACTTGGATAAAAAAGAGCTTATTGCGGCATATATGAAGCGCCTAGAAGAGTCGTCCAAGAAATTATAGATCCGTCTCTGTCTCTGCATCAACCCCCATGTCTTTGAAAAAAATGTCAGTATCTAGATGCACCATCGGATTCTTGTATCTATTGTGAAGATGCATACCCATTGCATAATCCTCTAGGTATTCTTGAAAAATCAATTCCCTCTTGGATATAAGATATGCAATCGCCTCCATCGAAAGAATATAAAACCTACCTGAACAATATTGTGTAACATAAACCGGCAACTCCTTGGGTAATTCGGGGTGAATTCGATAATACTGACTTAGATATGCTTTGGGCACATCTACTATGTTTCCAGAATAATGTATCTTGGCAGTTTTCATTCTCCTTTCCAACATTTTGTTTATGTTATCAAAAAATTTGTTTGGATTGTTAGATTGAAGCATTTGGTCGTCATCTGTCTTGAATATATATTGTATTGCGGGAAAAGACTGCTGAACGGCGGCATATGCTGATAGGACCTTTTTAGGCAATGAATTATAATCATCGGGTGTTTTCACCCACAATATTCTCTCTTGGTCGTCAAATTGATAGTTTGCCTCCAACTCCAGATTTCCCAGAACATGATAATATGGAATCTGCAGACCCTTCAACCAAGATTCGCGTTGTTTCGCGGCCTTGTGTTTGTATTTTATACAATTCATAATCAGCAACACCGAACTAACAGGTTGTGTCTCCATATTATGTATGTATCATATAAAAAATCTGTTTATATAAATTTTTATACGATATGATATTATTCAACATTTTATTTTTTTCCATGCCAGCGGGAACAAATCATCCATGCGAATATTCGCACCTCTTCCACCAAACCATATATTTGGATAGCACACTATTTTGTCCTTGTTGGAATTAAAATATGCACCAAACCAGCTAAATGAACTATTTGCAATAATATGGTGTGTGCAACCGCTCATTACAAGAATTTGTTCCCAGTCTGCCATTTGGTCAGATGCTTTTTCAAATGTCAATAAAGGGAAAACCTCAGCCAAGGAATTAATGATATTTATTGCGTCATTATTATCTTCCGCCTCACAAAAATAGACCACCTTCCACCTTTGATATTGGCATGACGAGAGAATATGCGTGAGCGCATTTTTATAATAATTAAATCCCATAATAGGATGAAAATGAGCTAGATGTTTATAATCGCCCATACGAAAATGCAACGAAATAGTGTTTTTCAAATCAATCTCTGCATATTTTGTCAAACATTCCGTCTTTTGTTTCTCCAACTGAATCAATCGAAAAATGTCGTTCTGTCTCTCTTCAAAATATTTATAACTTTGAAAATATCCGTCGAATATTGTGTGTTCGCTAGACGACGCAGGTAATTCACGATAATCCGTATCATTATAAGTTATTACTTGTGTGTTTACAGATGGATATGCGTTGATAGTGAATGCTTTAAGAGATTTCAAAAAAGACTCCCAGTAACTATGTCGTGGGGTAATAGAAGGCACCATATCAGTGTATACAAATTTAAATGGCTTTCCATGCTTTAGCGAATATGCAATTATTGCAAATATTTGGAATAATTGATTCCCTAATCCGCCTTTTAAATTACACGTAATCATATAATATTAAGTATAAAAAGATTTGTTTAATATTTATTACAATAAAATCTATTTATCTGGGCGCTGCCCACAACCCACAACCCACAACCCACAACCCACAACCAACTACATGATATAGTAGTATTTTTGTGCCGCTCTCTCTACATCCAGCTCCACATTTTTTATATGAATTTTTTCCCAGTAATACGAGTCTGACATTTCCATCGGTGAGAGAACCCAATCAATGTTTGCATCTGGCAAAATGAGCTCTTGCATTTGTTTTGCACGTTCATAATGAAATTGAGAAGTCACTACATAGACGCGGTCATATTGCGATCCGTTTTTCTTCAAATATCTCTCTGCCATGATAAAGTTCTCCGCCGTGTTTTGAGAAATGGTGTCGTAAACGTAGTTCCACACATTCATGACTCTGGTATTGTTTATATTGAACTGAGAAATGGCCTGACTCATTTTTTCCGCCTCGCTTGTAGTATCCCGCGCCGGATCTTTGATGCCACCGCTTAAAAACCAATCAATCTGGGCGTTCGGATACGCATTTGAAATGGTTAGGGCCATATAAATTCTATCATACAAGATAGTCGTAATATTGCACCCCAATAGGATAATCAAAATGGTAAGCATTTCTTGCAACGTAGCTCTGTTGTATTGCGTTGTGTGTGTATGTTTCGTTTCATTTTTTTTGGCGCTGGTTTAGGCGATTATTTTCAGGCGTAATATACAAGAAAGTACATGTATAAATTAACATTGGCCGAACGTGATTTATATTTAGTACATATTGATACACTCATGGACGAAAAGCGCAAAATGCTTCTTGAAAAACAAAAAACTCTCCAACAAACTGCCAAGGAAAATGAATATTTAGAAATGGTGCGTAATGATTACAGAAAATACTATAACTACATAGTCAAACAAAAAGAAGACCAAATAAATGCCATGAATTATTTGAAGCAATATATCGACGAAATTATAGTGGATGGAAAATTGACAGACGTTGATTTAGAAAATGCGAAAATGGATCAGGACGAGCTTATTCAGGAAATGGACAATATCAAAAGTAAGTTGGACGAAATCATCGAACTACAGACAGATGCGTCTGACGAATCTAATTCAAATTAGGCATACATTTTCTTGAATATTTTCGGATATTATATATGTATATTATATATAATATGTCCAATATAGATGCATTAAAAGGCAGATTACTTGAATTAAGTAATAGATTAGCCTTGAAAGATAAAATGGGCAAGGACTATAAAAAAATTGTGAGCGATAGTTTAGCTAGAATCAAAGCAAAAATTACGAAAATTCTAGCAGACCATAATAAACAGGTTCAAGACATTACAAAGGGTTCTGCGGAGAATTTAGAAAAAACGAGAGCCGAATTAGCCGCGCAGCAAGCCCGCGTAAAACAGGCAAGTGATGCAGCATTAGAAGCCGCAAAAAGAAATCAAGATAAGCTACAAAATAACTTGGCCGATACAAATAAGCAGTTGAATGATTTACAAGCAGAGCTGAAGAAACCAAACCCGGACACCCAAAATATGCAGGTTATTATTGAGAAACTCCGACAAGATTTACAGAGCGCACAAAATGATTCCGCTGCGGCCAATACTCAAATTGCACAATTAACCGAGAGGTTAAGAACATATGATGGTTTGCGAGATAAAATGGATGAATTAGTCAAAAACTTACTTGCCAAGATTGGTGATATACTTGCTCAAGTGGATGCTATGAGCATTAACCAGGGAGATATTACCGAGTTATTGCGATTATTAAATGAGACAGAAGACATGTTTCCTAAGGATGATGGTGCTGCGCCTGGCAATGACGATGGAGGCGGTGGTATGTTTGGTAATTTATTTGGAGGACCAAGCGGGGTGGCCGCGGGAGCTGAGGTTGGAGGTCCGGGTAGACCAGGTAATTTCCCTGCTGGTCGTTTGTATGGAAAAGGAGAAGAGATGCCTAAAAGAGGAGGTAAAACAAGACGACGCCGTGGTAAAAAGACCATGCATCGTGGCGGGTATGTTGAAAAATTGAAAGCAAAAAAGTCACGAAAGCGCTCACGAACAAGTAAACGGCGGAAGTCTACTGCGTCTTCGTCTTCTTCTTCGACTTCTTCAAATTCCAGACAAAAGTCCGTGCAGGGTAGGAAGATGTAGGCAGTCCTTGGCCCATGAACCTGTAATTTGACGATGTTGTAGTTGACGCGGATCTCTACGAATACGCTGAACACGTTGTTGCTCGTTGTAAACACGACGCCAATTGCGCTGGATTAAACGTATCCAATGCGTTTTTATAATTGCGACACGCTCATCGCCGCTCAAATAAATACA